TTGTAGATAAAGCAGCATATGATATGCTTCAAAGATATCCTGCATTAGCACAGGATATGCCAAGAAACCAGAGTGGTGGTAGTACTGATGGAACTCTACGTTGTAAGACTGATTTAGGACTTATTCTAGATGGAATTGCAACAGATATTGAGCAAGGTGGAAACTTAGAGACAACCACTGCTGCTAAATTCTATGTCGGTGCTTCTGGTGAATTATTACATATCAGATTACAAGTTTGGCAGTCTGTATATGCACATGAGCGTTTAGCTTTCTATACAAAACAAGCAATTACAGGTGATTTAACTGCAGATAATACAGATAATCTAATCGTTGGAGATTGGGGTATTACAGATGATGCGGTTCAGCAGTTTACAGCAACAGGAGCAACATATGATCCTGCAACTGGTCTTGTTGTAGCAACTATCGGATCTCATACACTTGATGTTGGTGTATTGATTAATATTGCAGATAACTCTCTAACATTTACTTGCACACAAGACGGTAATGGTTCTAACCATTCATATCCAAGATCGAGTGATCCTGCATCAGGTGCTAATTTACCAATTCTTGCGAAGACAGCAACAACTATTACATTTAATGTTGGTGTATCTTCTGCATCAGATCAATATGCTCATACGTTTGTAAGTGCAACTACAAATGGAATTACTACTGTAGGTCAATGTGCAAATGTTAAGGCAGCGATTGATACTCTAGTTACAACCATTAATGATATTATTGCACCTACTGGTGAAGACTTTAATATTGGTGGAGATAGACTTTACTTCAACCGTGAGTACATCAGAGAGGAAGCAACTTCTTTAACTCAAGCATTCTTTACATACGATCTAAATGGAACTCCATTTACAGCATTTAACTATGGAACTAATTTAGCAGCACGTCGTCAGAGTCTTGAAGATATTATGATTGGTGTGATATCTGATTTACAAACTGGTGGTAGTAATTCTACTATTCAAGCAGCAGAGGCATTCTTAAGTGCACAAAAAACAATACTAACAGTTAATGAAGAATTAACTGCTTGGATATATTCACTTGAAAGAGTAAAATTACTTGCTGAAAAAGCAATTAGTAATTTACTTTATACAAAAGGTAATGCAGTAACAGGTCAACAATATGCTGCTGTTCATACTGATCAAGAAGCATTTAGAGATTCACTTACTCCAACTAATATTAACCAAGTTGTTTGGAGAATGCGTGAGTTACTTGATATTGCAATTAACATATTCTCACCTGGTAAATTAATTGCTAGAAATGCAAGTAAGAATCTTCTTTACAATGTAAACTACTATAAAAATGAATTAAACAATATTGTAAACGCTCAGTTTGGAAGTGGAGCTTGGGTTTACAACGATTTTGTTGATGAAATGATTAATAATGTCATTCATGATTTTGTTACAACTGATGTAACTGATAAACAAAATGCATACGAGATTACTTTACAAAATGTAACAGGAAATTATGTTGTTGGTGAAACTGCTGTTTCAAATAATGGTGGAAGAGCAACAATTCTTGAATGGGATGCAGAGTTTTCTAAACTTTATGTAAGTTCATTTAATGGTAGTGCATTCGTTGCTGGTGATACAATTTCTGGAACTAATGCAGGTAGTGGAACAGTTGCTTCTGGTGGTGTAGGAACTGTATTCGACTGGTATAATAATCCAACTAATATTGAAGTAATTGCTAGTGCTAGAAATATAACTTCAAATGTTCAAGGACAAGTTTCTACTGCTAACTTAATCGCACAACCAGAGGCATTGAATAGTGGATTTGGAACTGGTTTAGCAACAATTAATGCAAACGCAGCAAATGGTCCTGACGGAACTCTGACTGCTGAATCAGTCATCCCAACAGCTGTTGCTGGTCAACATATTATTTTCTACAATCACACTATCTCTGCATTTGAAACCTTTGATAGTGGACTCGTCAAGTTTGACTCTGGAACTGAAACATTTGATACTGGTAACGTTGGTACTGCTGAAGATCAGCAATTCACATTCTCTATATTCTTAAAACAGAACGGAACATTTGGTGATAATGCAAGAATTATGATGTCATTAGATGAAGATACATCTAATAAACAGCAAGCATTCTTTGATCTTAATCTTATTACAGGTAATGCTGGTAACTTTTTCCAACCTCAAGGTGGTATTACTGTAGATTCTACTGGTGTTATACCTTATGGTGATGGTTGGTATAGAGTGTTTATCACTATTACATTCTCCTTCGGATTTTCACAGATCAGAAACCAAATATTCATTGATGGTGCATCATCATATACAGGTGATGGATCTACTGGATTATATGCATGGGGTGCAAAACTTAATAAGGGTGGACTTGATCCTTATACTGCTCAATCTGGAGAATTATTCTACTCTGATAATGAGTTCAACATTAAGAACTTTACATTAGATAGACTTGAAGAGTTCATGACACAAGCACTTACTGGAACTCTTACATCTCCTTCTACAAATGCAGGTTTCTTTGCATATTATGATGCTACTGCTGCAGCAACTTATAATTTAAGTTCTGTTAATAGAGTTATTAGAAATAATTTTGATGTTATCCGTAATCAGTTCTTACAAGATACATTCTATACAAATCTAACAACAATCAATGGTATTACAGTTCCTACTAAGACATACGGAACTAGACAAATTCCAACAGGTATTGCTGGTGGATTAAACAATTCAGATTACTTGTATGGAACTCAAAGTGATAGTTATGGAGAACTAGAAAAAATAACCTTAAATGAAGGTCAAATTGTTCAAGTTTATAAGAGGATGAGAATTGATGGTGATATCATCAATGGTCCTTTCACAATGGGTGAAACATTAGCAAAACAAGGTGATACATCAATTACTGGTGTTGTTTACGGATTCTTTGAAGATGCAAACTACAAATATCTCGATGTTCGTGTAACTGGTGGAGTCTGGGCAATTACAGATACAATGGTTGGTGCTGCAAACGGTACTACTGCACAAATTAGTGCTATCGAAAATAGAATACAAGTTAATAAGTTAAAAGGAACATTTGTAAATGATATTTTATTTAAGGGTTATACATCTGAAGTTACTGCTTCACCTACAGGATTCTTACAGGTTCAAGGTGCTGTTATTAACAATACTGGTGGTAAGTTAACTATTGATACAGAAACATTATCTGGATCTTTTGAAACTACATCTACTTTATATCCTAGTGCTTCTGAAATATTTGTAGAGGTTGTTAAGTATGATGGATTAGATGTTGCAGTTGGTGACAGAATAAATTCTGCGGGTCATACTAGAATTGGTATTTCAATTCAAGGTGGTGTTAATACATTCCAAGTTGGAGATAAAATTCATAGAGTTGATTCTAACTTCCAGAATGCCAATGTTTATGGTTACATTACTGAGGTTGATCTTGATAATAATTTCATTTACTACAAACAAGTTGCTGGTGCTGACTTCGCGATTGGTCAATTTGTTGGTGCTTATGGTGCTGCTAATGATCCATTCAACCCTATCGGTTACGCACAAGTCTCAACAGTAGTACAAGTTGCTGGTGCTGCAAGTGGTATTGTTCAAGATATTGAAACTGTAGGTATCAATAAGAGAATATATCTTGCAGATATTAGAGGTGCATTTAGTGGTAGAGACGGTATTATCGGTCCTGATAATTATAAAGCATCTATTAATGAGTTAGTAAATCTGAAGGCAAGAGTTAAACGTTCCTTCAGAGGTTTTGATGGCACACAAACCAACTTTAAACTTACAACTGCAAACGGAACTCCATACTTCCCAGATCCTGCAGGTCATATGCTCATCTTTATTAATGGTGTGCTACAACCTCCTGGTGCTACATTTGCATTTACAGCATTCTCTGATGAAATTGCATTCACAGAAGCACCTGATCTTGGAGCATCATTCACTGGATTCTACATTGGTAAGTTAAGACAGTTGGATGATATATCATTTGAGTTTGATTCATTACGTCAATCATTTAACTTGAAACGTGATGATGTATTCTACTCACTGACTCTTACTGAAGGTGTTCAGTCTACAACAATCAGACCTGAGAACAATATCATTGTATCTCTCAATGGTGTTCTACAGGAACCAGGCGTTGGTTTTGAGATTGTTGGTTCTAGAATTATCTTCTCTGAGATTCCTAGATTTGGATCTACATTCGTTGCGTTCTCCTATGTTGGATCTGAAGCAGACGTTGATGCTGCTGAAGTTGTTCCTCCAGTTGAACCTGGTGACTTTATTGATATACAAGGTGAGACATTAGATAGAGAAGTTGCTGTTATTGAATCTTCTAACTCTCTAATTACATTTGATTATCTTGGTTCTGTATTTGGAAACAAAGGACAAGGAACCGCAATACTAACTACTGGTCAAATTGATAAAGTTCAAATTACATCAGGTGGTTCTGGATATACATCTAGACCAACTGTTAGAATCGACTCTATCAGTGGATTTGAAGGCAACATTAAGGCATTAGTCGGTGTTGCTGCAGTCGAAATTAGTGCAACAGGAAGTGGATATCAAAATCCATCTATCGGTGTTGCAACATCAGTTCCTGATGATTGGACTGCTCCTGACTTAAGTCAATATGGCGAAGAGTTAGTAGACCCCGAAACCCCATAAATAACTAAAAATCTTTTACCAATGGCTAAACAAACTCTAGGTCTTGGATCCGCAGCTAATGATAATACAGGTGATACTCTTAGAGTTGGCGGTGATAAGATTAACGATAACTTTAACGAAATATATACCGCATTAGGTAACGGAAGCACCTTACAGGTTGATACCACTAACCCTGCAACAGGTCAGGTATTAAGGTACAATGGAGCAACTTTCTTACCTTCTGATTACACTACTCTAACTTCTGCGTTAGATGTTTCTGGTAACTCAATTATATCATCTTCAAATGGAAACATTACTGTAGCACCAAATGGAACAGGAGATATTCTTCTTACAAGTGGTAGTGTTACATCAACCTTTGATGGTGCAACAGGAACAGTTGATTTTCCTACAAAAATTCAATACAAAAATGAATTTTCTGCTTTAGGAAATGCACCTTCTGCAGCAACATACACTGGATACTTTTTTACTGTTGATGGTGATGATAATCCATATGTAAACATTAATATTACAGCTGGTGGTGTTGGAGATACTCAAGCAAAACTTCTTACACAGTATTCAAGTATTGATGCACTTGGTGACGTAGATACAACTACTGCTGCACCTACAACAAACCAAATTTTAAAATGGAACGGAACTAACTGGGCACCAGCTGATGATGCAGGTGCAGAGGGAGGATCAATACAGAACTTATTTGCAACTGTAGCTGGTGATTCTGGTTCTACAACTGCAAATGCTACAGCAGATACATTAACAATCGCTGGTGGAACTAACATCACAACTGCAGTATCTGGTGATACTCTTACAGTCAATTTCTCAGGATCTCTTTCAACAACGTTTGCTGCTTTGACTGATACAAACGTAGCAGGTGTTGTTCAAGGTGATTCAATTTATTGGAATGGTTCTAATTGGACAGTAACTAGAAGTCCAATGACTTGGTGGGAGGTTGGTGCAAACGGATCTTCTGATTACACTTTCTCTGGTCCTGGTTTCTCAGGAACAGTAAATGATCCAACTCTTTATGTTTATAGAGGGTTTACATATGCTTTTGATAACTCTGTTGGTGGTGCACACCCCTTTAGAATTCAAAGCACACAAGGTTTGACTGGAACTCCATATACTGCTGGTCAAAGTGGTAGTGGATCTTCTATCTTGTATTGGACAGTTCCTTTGGATGCTCCAACTACACTTTATTATCAATGTACAATCCATGCTTCAATGCAAGGAACAATCAACGTAGTAAGTTAACTTTAAATGGCAAGAACAGTTCCTGGTTCTGGTGCGGTAATCAAACCAATTTTTGACGAATTGTTTGGTGTTCGTGCAGTGGAGGTTTTAGAAGGAGGATCACTTTATGATCCTGCTGATCCTCCTAGACTTACTGTGGATGGATGTGGAACTCCAGACGTAGAAGCATTATTATATCCGATTATTGATACAGACTCTGGTAGAATTACTCATGTTCGTGTATTAGAAAGAGGTAGAGGATATGATCCTTTAAGACTTCAAATTACTCCAGAACAAGACACACCAGGTGTCGTAAACTCCTTTGATATCAATAGAGTTTGGCAAGATCATCCTAATTCTCCAACAACAGGAGTTTTTGCTACAGATAATGATGGACAGAAAATTGATAGATTAACAATTACATCTGATAATCACCCTAAACCATCTCAGTTATACCTCTCTGAGAGGCAACCAGGTGGGTCTGGTGACATTGTTGATAGAACATATAATCAAGCATATATTTACCGTGGTGGTAAAGATGTTCCAAATCCAGGCACCAGAAATTTTAGACCTAGTACCGTAAATGGTATTATGGCAAATGGTGGTTTATTACATACTCCAGATTGGGGAACAGTAGGTAATGCAGATGTGAATTTCCCTATTGACACTGTAAAATATGATTATGTAAAATCATCAAATGTATATGATGCTGTATTAGATAATAATACTTACTATTATCATTCAAACAAAATTATTGATGAATTTGCACTTACAAACGGTGTATTTGAAAACGGAGATTTACAAAGATTTACTTGGAGAGTTAAAGTAGAAACAGGAAGTAATATTGTACTAGAAGTAACTAATGTAGATGAAACTTTAGGAAATGTTGAAGTTGGTAGAATTGTAGATGAAATAGGAGGGTCAGCAAAAGGTGAAGTTTCAAAGATTGTAAAAGATAATCAAGGTAATGTTACAAGAATATATTTGCGTGATCTTACTGGAGATCCTTTTTTAGATCAAGATTTATGTATTGGTGCGAATGGTTTTACTTTTAAAATTAATGCAGATCCAATTAATATCGATCCTTATTACATAGAATTTGGACCTGATGCAAATAAATTCGGACCTTTTTCACCTGGTGTATTTTACTTTGCACCAGAAGATATAAAAGTTCAATCTAATATGATGATCATTTTTGATCAGTCAGATTCTAGTAATCAAAGTGGTAATCATTCTATTAGATTCAGCACAGTTCCTGATGGAACTTTAAATGGTGGAACTCTCTATTACAATAGTACTGGAGCATCAGATGCTGTAGCTGCAGACTATGAAAATATATACCAACCAGTATTCATAATGAATGCCGATGAAACTAATAAAGTTTATATTCATTGTGCTAATCATAGATACATGGGTGGATATGCAGGTGATGAATCTTACATGATAATCACACCATCATCTCCTAGAACTGGTAATCAAAATACATATTACGTTGAAAATTATTATCAACCTGGTGATGCATCAACTATA